GTGGTGGTACAATTACATTTGCTGCACAGTTACCATTTGGTACACAAAGATTTGCTGCATTTAGTGAAGAAAATTATATTATTACTGTACTAGATCCTGGTGATGCACCTGACATTGTAAAAGGTGATATCATTTATGTTCCAGAAGATGTTGTGGATATTTCATCTGCTACTGATACTGCTAGTGGATTAACATCAGGTAGTATTAGTTTACAGTTAGCATCATCGTATTTCGGAAACATACCATCTAATGGTACTTTCCCTAAACTTAAGTTAACTGCAACTCTTGAAGTATCTAATGCAAAACCAAGACTTAAAACTGTAGTAAAAAATAAGAGAATCACAGTTACATCTGCTGGTGATCGTGTTGTGCCATTAAGAGGTACAGATTATGATACAGAAGTTGTAGAAATTTTATCGTATGCAGATGCTTTTAAATTAAATTACGTATATGAAGGAACATCATCACAACCTCCTGAGATTGATACTGCTGGTAATATAATCTCTGGTACTGATGTAACATCTAGATATACATTTGATGATGGACAAAGAGACACGATATATGATGTATCACGTATTGTTTTAAAACCAGGTTTTGAGGAAACAACAGGACAACTTGTAATATCATTTGATTACTTTGAACATTCACAAGGAGACTTCTGTACTATTGACAGTTACTTACATGAGGCAGGAGTTTCAGAAGATGAAATACCATCATTTGATTCATCCGTTCTTGGTATTACAGAACTTAAAAATGTTATTGATTTTAGACCTAAAGTTGATAGCACTACTATTATACCAGGTTTCCTTGATACATCTACTTTAGAGAGAACTGAAGGATCATTCTCTGGTGCTGGTGCTATTGTTTCTAGTAGTCCTGCTCCTGATAAAAACCTTGAATACACTTTCTCTTTCAGTCAAGTTCAATACTTAGATCGTATTGATGGTATTTTCTTAGATAAGAAAGGTAACTTTGTAGTTAACGAAGGTAACTCATCTCTCAATCCAACTAAACCAGATATGATAGAAGATGCAGTGCCACTCTTCTATGCATACATTCCTGCATTTACTAAGACAAGTAAGGACGTAAGAATTACTCCAGTTGATAACCGCCGTTATACAATGCGTGATATCGGTAAGTTAGAAAAACGTATTGAAAGATTAGAATATTACACAACACTTAGCATACTAGAACAGCAAGCACTTAACATGCAAGTTAAGGATGAAATTGGTCTAGACAGATTTAAGTCTGGTTTTGTAGTTGATAATTTTGAAGCACATAAAGTTGGTAACCTTAAATCATTAGATTATCGTTGTGCTGTTGACGCTCAACAATCTGTATTACGTCCACAATCAAAAGAGGATTCTGTAGGTTTAATAGAAGTCAATACAAGAGAGGATCAAAGAGCAGTTGCTGGATATAAGAAGTCAGGACATATGGTAACACTACCATATTCTCCATTATCATTATTGGGAAATGATTTTGCTTCTTCTACAGTAAATCCAAATCCATTTGTTGTATTACAATATGTTGGTGATAGTGATGTATCACCATCAATAGATCAGTGGTATGATAACAGTATTGAACCAGTTGTTGTAGATACAAACACAGATTTATTCAATATATTTTTAGCAAAAGAAAGTGTTAAAGAAAGTTTCTCTAGTTTGCATAACTCATTTGTTATCAACTGGGTAGGTGCTTCTTCATCATTTACTGCTATCAATTCATTAGGTGAAGTCAATACACAAGTTGCTAATACATCTGTACAAAGTGCATCAGTAGGAAGTTCTTCTAACATAAGTCCTCAAAATAATGAGGTAGGTAAAGGATTACAAACTAAATCTGTTGGAGATAGTATTGTATCCACATCATTATCATTCTTTGCAAGAAGTAAACCTATCAAATTTAAAATTGGTAGAATGAAACCTAATACAAGAATTTATGTATTCTTGGAAGGAAGAGATATTAGTCGTTGGATAAATCCTGATCTTAGATATACTGGTATTGCAGGAAACTCTTTATCAGCATTTAACGGACCTATAACAACTGATGAGTATGGTAATGCATCTGGTTTAATTATTTTACCAGCTGGTTATCCTCCAAATGAAAATGCTGTTTGGGGTGGAGACATTGATACTGTTGGATATGACGAATCAGCGGAACAGTTGAATTTTACTACAGGGACTCTTACATTTAGATTTACATCTAGTTCTACTAATGCACCAAAAGCAGAAGTTGACACATATACAGAGGTTAAGTATTACGCTACTGGTATTCTTCCAGAAAATCCTTCTAGCATTGTTTCTACAAAACCATCTATCTTTAAATCTAATGAGGGTGTACAGTTGATCGAAAGTAATACTGATAATCCTGTAAGACCTAATCCTCTTGCACAAACATTTAAGGTAGAGAACTTAGATGGTGGATGTTTTGTAACTGGTGTTGATCTTTACTTTAACAAAAAGAGTTCTACAATTCCTATCAAGACATACATTTCAAATGTAGATGCTGAAAAACCAGCAAAGAATATTGTACCTGGTAGTGAAAAAACATTGACACCAAACACATTTTTAAAATGTGCTGCTAGTGGTAACCTATCAATACTTAGAGGTGAAAATGTTACTGGTGCATCTTCATCTGCCTCAGGTCCTATATTATCTGTTTTTGATAAAAATAATGTAGAATTAGTTGCTACAGCATCTGGTAGATATAGTCTCACAAATGAGCAAGTATATACTGTGGTTATTAGTAATCATAATGGTAAATCATTCATACCAAATGAAGATTTAATTATCCCATCTGTAACTCTTGCTAATGATACAGGTGGCACAGATTTTGTTCTTTCTATTGTAAAAGATAGTGGTAAGTTATCTGACATTAGAATTACAAATACTGGTCAAAATTATGACAGTGCTATTCTTACCATCGAAAGTCCACAATTACCTGGTGGATCTACTGCTACAGCAAACATAGAAGTTTCTGGTGGTAAAATTTATAATGCAGAAGTAGCACTTAGTGGATTTGGATATACAGAAGCACCATCAGTTGTTGTCAAAGGCGTCGGAAATGGTGCTGGAGGATGTGAAATACAAACCTTTATAGAAATAGATACACCAGCAGTTAGAATGGGTGTAGCGGTTGATACGGAGGGTGTTACAGAATCCACTACTCCTACACATTTTGCTTTTGATTTTCCAGTGTATTTACAGAATGATACAGAATATGCTCTTGTAATAGAAACAGATTCTATTGATTATGAATTGTGGTCATCTAAATTAGGAGAAACCGATATAGCAACAAGTACGGTCATCACAACTCAACCAGGTTTAGGTTCGGTTTACCGTTCTCAAAACACCGAAAGTTGGACAGAAGATATATTTGAAGATCTTAAATTTACAATGTATCGTGCAGAGTTCAATACATCTAGACCAGCAGAACTATTAATTAAGAATGATAGTTTAGGTTATGAATTATTAGAAAGTAATCCATTTGAAACTAATGCAAGTGCTAATACAAATTCAACATCTAAATTATTCAAAAATAATAATACTATAATCAAAGTAAATCATAGAGATCATGGATTTGAGACTACTGGAAATTCTTATGTGTTCTATAGAACTGCTAAAGAAATTGGTGGTATTACATCATCTATTTTAAATGAATCACTATTTCAAGTGAGTAACTCTGGTGTTGACACATATAATATACAGTCATCTTCTCAAGCTGCTGGTAATTCCGTTGGTGGTGGAGATATGGTATATGCTTCATTTAATAGAAAATTTGAGACATTATATCCACAAGTTTCTTACTTATCATTTACTGGTACATCATTAAAAACAGAAGTTAAAACAACTGATGTAATTCCTGTAGATTCCACATCTACAAATTATACTTCATATTCACAGGCAAGTTATGAAAAGACATTCTTAAATGAACCTCATTACTTTACTAATCAGAAGTTTATTGCATCTGACATCAACGAGACTTTGAACAATCTATCTGAGTCATTGACATACAAAATGACCATATCGTCTACTTCGTCTCATTTGAGTCCAATAATAGATTTGTCAAGTGCTACTGTAAAAACAGTAACTAATAGAGTTGAGAATGCTACTGGACAGGAAGATAGATTTGGTAGAAGAGATCAAGTAGTTGAGTTCTATCCTGTATATCAATTTAATCTTGCAGGAAATGGTGGCACACAATTACAAGCAGATCAAACAATTAAA